GGCCGCGGCTCGCCAGGCCCGGCTCCCGGTGTGGGGAGGCACTCAGTTTGATCAACTGGGGAGGCCCCCAAAAATTGGCCTAAGTGATTGATTTGCCTGGGAAAGTTGTCCACAGGCAGGCGCCGGCCGGTTTGATCAAAACCGCGCCGAATCTGCGCGAAAACGCGCGCGCTTTGCAAAAAACCGCGACCAGACTGACTCGGCCTGATCCAGCCTGGCCAAACGGTGGCCGTGAGGCGTTACTGGCGCAGGTTGACCGCCCTGGGAAGGGTGGCGAGTAACGCCTCACAGGAGGTCGGAATCTCGAGCACGCCGCACCCAGGATCTGGCGAGGCGGAACCGCTGAGCGGTGATCGGCTCATTAGGTCCGGCATCGATCGCCTGGTGCACCAGGTCCCACGCCCGGGCGAGGGTCAGCCTGGGCGCCTTGCCTGCGCGGTTGTGCACCGTCACCCACGACTCGACCAGTTCGAGCAGCTCATCCTCGTGGTCGGCGCCTGCCGGCGCCGGCTGAGCTGCCGCGCGCTGGCGGGGCTTCCGAGCTGCAGGCCTGCGGCCCGGGGCATCGGAACCCGTTGCCAGGTGCAGATGACCATGGTTGACGATGTTGAGCACCACGATGGCGCCCTCAGGGTCTCGTGGTCGCGGAACCGGTGTTGCCTCCCCGGTATCAGCGGACACCGCCGCCTGCATCAGCTGCACCAGCTTCTTCTTCGTGGACTCGTTCATCCCAATGGTCCGTGGGGCTCTCTGGCCCCGTCAGACGTCCCTTTAGGCGCGCACCTATGCCGCCAGCTTCACGATGTTGATCAAGTTGGCGGTGTTCTTGATGGTTTCATCGTCAAGCATGTTGGCGATGGAGATGACCAATTCGAACTTCTTCTTGGGAGAGAGCGTCCGTCCGATGGTCACCAGACCTTCTTCGACCGCCACGAACGCTGTTTCCAGCGAGTCCAGGCTAGCCACCCTGTAAGCACCCTGCCCCTCGCGTGCAGATAGCGGCTCTTCTGCTGCTGCGAACGACATCGGGCCGTACCCGGTCAACAACCAGTTCAGGTTCACACCGGTAGAGGCGATCGCGGCCAGGGAGTCGCCTCCAGGAACAGCGCGGTCCTGCTCGTACTTCTTGAACTGCCCGATGTTGATGCCAGTCCGCTCCGCGAACGCAGCCTGAGTCATCCCCAGTTCGCTCCGCCAGGCGGCGATTCGCTTCCCTAGGTCGTTCATTTCGCGCCGATCGGTGTAAACGAGCACATCGCGCGAAATGCGCGAAATTTCAGCAGCGTGCGACGCAAGTTGTTGATGCATAACGGTTTTCTTTCCTGCCTCTGACTCACAGTCGCCACCGGTCGCGCGAAACGGCGAGATCGAAGCGAAAAAGCGCATCGCACCCATTGACCTGGGAGCGAACTAGCACCTATCATCGCCAGCATTGAACAGCAAAAACCAACAAACGGCACCCCTAGCTCGGGGGGCCACCTAAGGGGGATCACACAAACGGGCATTCGAGCAAGGTCGTAATCAGCGCACTGCGGGAGCCAATGAGTCCCGTATTCGGAACCGAGCCAGTCGGCCAGGACGCGCTAAAGCCCAGCCAATGTTTTGGGGAACGCGAATCCGGCATGACCGCCAACAGTGACGCTAGCCACGGGAGATTGAACCGAGAACCAAGACACACAGCGAACCCACCGGCCGAGGGGTGTCTCGACCAGACAGATCAGCCACAGGGCGATGAATCCACCTCTGGATCTGGATGTAACCAGTTGCCCCCCGATTGTGATTAGCAATCAACAGAAAACGCAACCATCAAACAACATGAAGCACGCTCAACTGAAAACCCATACCGAGGCCCGCGAGTGGTTTACCAACCACGGCGTGAGCATCGCGGAGTGGTGCCGGGAGCGAGGATTTGGCGTCTCGCTGACGCGCCAGATCCTGCTGGGCAAGAACCCGTGCACTCGCGGCCAGAGCCACCTGATCGCGATCGCGCTCGGGATGAAGCACGGCGTCGCGACCAAGACGCCCGAGGAGGCTCGCCAGCGCGGCCCGCATTCCAACCGCCGCGCCGCCGCGCAGCCCCAGCTGTAACGCGTCAGGGGCAACAGATGCAAACGTCACCTGCAGCAACTGGAGTTGATGTGCACCTGGTCGCAACGGCGATCGGTCGCACCACCCGGGCTGTGCAATTGCGAGCAGACAGTGAGGCGTGGCCGTACACAACCGCGTCCGGCAGCGCGCGCCGGCGTCTCTATCGCGTCGAGTCGCTCCCTGCCGATGTCCGGAGTCGCGTCCAGGCATACCAGCAGCAACAGGCCATGGAGCGAGCCCGCGCCACCCTGTCCGGATCCATGGATCTGGCTATTGCAGGAAAGGCACAGCGAGGCGTTACCGCCTTGCAAGTCGTGCCGCGCTCGACCGCCGTCACGAGTACTCCCCACGAGATCCAGCTGGCCGCGCCCAGCCGCCCGGGCTCCACCCGCGCCGAGCGCATCCGCCGCCAGGCGCGTGAGCTGGTGGTCCGCGCCGTGCGCGACCTGGTTGACCGTGGCGGCTATCGCCTGAACGGCGCTTGTGTCGAGCTGCTCGAAGCCGCGCGTTACGACGATCTCAGCCACCCCATGCAGCAGGCCCTGCGAGAGGCCTGCGACCCCCGCGGCCGCGAGAGCCAAGGCGACGAACTGCCCAGCGTGGCCACGCTGCGCCGCTGGGTCGAATCGGCCCAGCGTGGTGTGGACCTCACCCCGAAGCCGAGCGCCCAGGTCGACCTGGCGGTGCGGCCGTGGTACGGCCCGCTGTTCGCGCTGACGGATCGCCCGCAGAAACCCACGATCCGCGCGGCCTACGAGCAGCTGATCCAGCACTGGCGCGACGAGTGGGCCGACTACCCGGGCGCCGAGCCGCCGAGCTACGACGCGGCAGTGCGGGCCTACGCCAAGCGCTCCGGTACCGACAAGCTCAAGGGCCGCAACACGGGCAGTGCTCTGCGCTCGAAGACGTTCTACAAGAGCCGGGACTACTCGGGCCTGCAGCCGTTCTTCGAAGTGCACGCCGACGGCTGGAATTCGCACTTCACGGCGCCGCACCCGGTGACGGGCGAGTACGTCAGCTATGAGCTGTGGCACTTCCACGATACCGCCACCCGGTACGTGACGCCCATGGCCATCGGGCTCACCGAGAACACCGACATCATCATGCAGGGCCTGCAGTCCTGCATCGCAGTGGGCGGCTTGGTCGCGATCCTGCAGACCGACCACACCAGCAGCGTCAAGAACAAGCGCTGGCTGGAGGACAACGCCGGCCTGGCCGAGCGCCTGGGCCTGTCCATCGTCCACCCGCAGGAAGTCGGCAACAGCCAGGCCAACGGCATCGCCGAAAACTTCAACACGTGGCTGGACAAGGAAAGCCGCGAGCTGGCGACCTACCAGAACCCGAACCGCATGGACAGCGGCACGTTCGTGAAGGTGCGCCGCCTGACGAACGCCATGGTCAAGGCCTCGGCCAAGCCCGCTGAGCGCGCCGCGCTGCGCGCCAAGGCGATTTCGCTGGGCAAGGGCTTGGTGTTTGACAGCCACGCGGAGGCGGTGGCCTGGATCCACTCGAAGGAAGTCAAGTGGAACAACCGACCGCACCGTTCGCTGCCCAAGGTGCGTAACGCCGCGGGCAAGTTGGTGCACCAGACCCCGGCCCAGGCCCTGCAGGCTGCACGTGACGCCGGATGGGAGCCGATGCTGCTGAGTCACGAGCAGCTCGTCGACGAGTTCCGGCCCCACTTCCGCAAGTTCGTCCGCCGTGGTGCCGTCACGCCGTTCGGCGGCATGCGTTACCACCACGCCGACCTGGCGCACTACGAGGGCGCCGAGGTGCTGGTCGCGGTCGACAAGGACCAGCCTGACCAGGTGTGGGTCAAGGACCTGGAAGGCCGCGCGATCTGCGAGGCGCGGTTCGTCGAGGCGACCGGCCCGCGGATTCAGAGCATGGCCGAGGCCGCGGAGCGCCGCCGCGCCGAGCAGCAGATCCGCCTGCGCGAGCGCCAGATCGAGCGCATCACCGACCGCCTGCCCCGCGAGGTGCTTGAGGCCCACGACGGCATGCCGGCCATCGAGTCGCGCCTGACGAACCAGGAACTGACCGAGGTCGTGCAGCAGCTGGTCGAGATGGGCCCGGCCCCGGTCAACGTGGTGCCGCTGCGCGACTCCCTGCAGGAGCTGCAGGCCGAGGTCACCGAGCCGGACGGCGATGTGCATCCGATGGCCATGTACGTGGCCATGAAGCGGCGGGAGAAGGAGGAAGCGAAGGCCGCCGAGCAGCGCCGCAAGGATGAGGCGATGTTGGCCTGGCACGCCAAGAACGAACGCCGCCGGGAGGCCGCCGAGAAGGGGGTGCCGTTCCTGGAGGACGACACCGACGGCGAGGACGACGAGGGTTTTGAGAAGGCCGCCCGGTGAGCCAACACCGGGCGGCGGGGTGGCCAGAACAGGCCACGGCTGTTGCCAAACGCGCCCGAGGGCGCCAACAAAAAGCGAGAGAGGAGTTTACTGTGAAGACGCACTTTGTGAAGACGAGCAACCTGACCCGCCTGGAGGATGGCGTGCAGATGCTGAGTGAGCGCGGCGCCCGCGAAGCCGCTTGGATGCTCGTGACCGGCCGGCCGGGCGAGGGCAAGACGACGACGCTCTACAACTGGGGCAGCCGCAACGGCGCGGTCTACCTGACCATGCAGCAGGGCATGACGCCCGGCAAGATGGTCTCGGCCATGGCCGAGAAGGTCGGCGTGGCGATCACCCGCAACACCGAGACCGCGCTCGGTGCCCGCCTGGCGCAAGAGCAGACGGCGGTGATCCTGGACGAAGCCCAGTTCGCCCTGGCCGAGAACGGCGCCTGCCTGGAGCGCCTGCGCGGCATCACCGACAAGTCCGGCACGCCGGTGGTGCTGGTGGCGATGGAGCGCGACGTCTGGAAGTTCGGCCAGCGCGAGCAGATCGGCAGCCGCATCTTCAACTGGGTCGAGTTCAAGCCGTCGAGCTTGGAGGACGTCGCCACGGCCTGCCGCCAGCTGGCTGAGGTGCAGATCGCGCCCGACCTGGTCGAGCGCATCCATGCCGACACCCATGGCCGCATGCGCGGCGTGCTCAACGCGATCAGCCGGATCGAGATGGCCGCCAAGGGCCTGGGCATCGCCGACGTTCACGCGTCGCACGTGCGCCGGATCCAGCTGGTGCAGGACTACCGCGCTGGGCACGACGCCAAGGCGGGCAAGCCGTGAGCCCGCGCCCGCTGCGGACGCGCGCCTGGTGGGTCATGCGGGAAATGGCGGCGTTCAGCCTCACCGACCTGCTGATGACCGTGGCCGACGGCAGCGAGCGCACGGCAGCCGACAACCTCGGCCGCTACGTGCGGAGCCTGGAGCGCCATGGCGTCCTGGCCCGCGTTCGGCGCGGCACCGAGGCCTGGCGCCTGGCGCGCGACCTGGGCCCCCACGCCCCGATCTGCCGACGCACGAACGACCCGGTGTTCGACCCGAACTCGGGCACCACGTTGACCGACAAGAAATGACAAGGGATCACATGAACGACACGATGAACACCGCGGCCCTGGAGCCGCAACTGGGCGCGATCGCGCTGAGCATCGCGGGCAAGACCGCAGAGCCCAAGACGGTCGAGCAGGCGCGCATGGAGGCGCTCGCCCGCCGCTTCCCCGCCGGCGTGCCGGCCTGGCGCCTGGCGTTCGAGGAAGCACTGCGCACCGATCCGCGCGGCGCGGCTGGCGTCGCCGAGAAGTTGGGCGTGAGCCGCCCGTACGTCAGCCGCGTCTACACGTTCCACATGCCGGTTGCGCCCCAGAGCTTCGCCGAGCGCGTGACCGCCGTGTACATGCGGGTTGACTGCCCGCACTTGTGCCGCACCATCTCGCCCGAGGAATGCCGGCAGTTCCACCGCCGCACGTTCGCGGTGATCAGCCAGTTCGAGGTGGACCACTGGCGCGCCTGCCAGCGCTGCAGCGTGAAGGCGGGCCCGGCCCCGATCAACCAGGCCGCCGCCGCCGCTGCCGCCGCTGTGGCCGCCATCGGCGCCGCTTCGGGGGGTGCCCAATGCTGAGCGCCAACGTGTTCGAGCAGCGCGTGCTGCCGGTAATCGCCGCCTTTGCGGCCGGCGTCGTGATCGCCCAGTGGCGCCAGGACGCCTACGTCGGCGAGCTGCTGGCCCAGGAGCACGCCCGCGTTGACCTGGCGCATCACACGGCCCGCAACGCCCAGCGCGTCGCCGACCTGTACGCCAGCGCCTGCGGCCCGCTGCTGAGCTGGCCCGTCGAGTCGACGCCGGAACTGATCGCCGCCGAACGCACCGAGGAGGCCGCGCGATGAACACCGCGACCCGAACCCCGGCCCAAGGCCGCCAGCTGGCGCAGACCAAGGCCATCAAGGCCGCGCAACGCCAACTCGGCCTGGACGATGACACCTACCGCGCGATGCTGCAGCGGCTGACGGGCAAGACCTCGGCCACGCAGCTGACCATTCCCGAAGGCGCCAAGGTGCTGGATCACATGCGCCAGGCGGGCGCGGTGAACCCCAACCGGGCCAACCGCGACGGCGGCCTGCGCCGGCCGGTTGTCGCCGCCGATCGCGCTGCGCTGATGGCACGCATCAATGCGCTGCTGGATGACCTCAGCCGCGTTACTGGCGAGCCCCACACGCTGCGCTACGCCGATGCGATCTGCAAGCGCAACGCCTGGGCGTCGGCCGTCGACATGTGCAGTGGCCCGACGCTGCACCTGCTTGTCGGCGCCCTGGCGCGCACGCTGCGCGCCAAGCGCCAGGCCAAGGGCCTGCCGGCGGGAGGTCTGTGATGGTCTACACGCGTCGCAACACGATCGCATGCTGGGTCGTCCCTGTTCTCGCCGTGGGCCGCCTGGACGGGCGCCTGTTCGTCGAGGTGGGCTGGCTGCTGTGGTCGGCCGGCTACGTCCTGGGAGGCCTGCCGTCATGACCGCCCACACCGTCAACACCGTGGCCGCCGTGCTGTGCGTGCTGGTGCTGCTGATCGCCGGTCTGGTGATCTACAGCGATCGGCAGCACCGCGGCTGGACGATCCTGGGCATGGGATCGCTCGCGGTGTTCTGCCTGTTCTGGATCGTCGCGGTGACCGCGGCGATCAATGTGGCCCTGATGCTGGGCTGAGGAGTAACGCGATGGCACTGCATCGAATCATGATCGATGTCAACCTGACGACGAACCAATGGAGGGACCAGCCGATGGACGGCGCCGACGTCATCGTGTGGCTGGAGGATGGCACCAGCACGCTGGGAGCATTCGCCGATGGCGAGTGGATCGACGCGACCGGCATGGCCTTCCGCCACCGGGGAGACGTTGTTCGCGCATGGGCACCGTTCCCGAAGTTGTTCGACTCCATGCCGGTCAACGGCGGTCGCCGCATCGCCTCAGGCGCCCGGCATCTCGACCCGGCCCGGCGGTCGTCGTTGGTCGACCACGCAGAGAGTCGCCGCACCAAGGCCGCAATCAGGGAGCTGGAACAGAAGGTGACGGCCTTGGAGCAACAGCTCCAGGCTGCAAAGCCGAAGGCTTGGCAGGTCTTCGTCACCGGCTCGAACGATGTGTACCGGCACGCCGATGAACTGACCGCACATCGCCAGGCCAATGGGATCAACAAGGCCCACTTGGCCGACAGCCTCTTGCACCCTGAACCGCCGGATCAGATGCTGGTGATCGCTACGGTGTCCCCGCTGGCGGAAGGCGGTGCCGCATGAACGCCGACATCGTGCCGCCGCCGGCCCGCATCACGGCCGATGACCTGGAGACGCTGCGGCACCTGCTGCCGCCGAGCGCCGTCGAGATCGTTCGAGCTGTGGGCGATGCGGGCGCCACGGCGCTGCTGCACCGCTGGCCCGGCGTCCAGATCTCGGTGCCCAAGCACCCGGACGCCAACCCGGCGGGCATGCGCCGCTGGGCTCAGATCGCCGAGGTTGTCGGCGAGTCCCTGATGCCGCGGCTGGCGGCGCAGTTCGGGGGGACGGTGCTGGAGATCCCGGTTTGCCGGGACCTGCTGACCGAGAAGCGCAACCGCTGGCTGCGCCGCCGCTTCGATGACCTGGTCGACCCGCACGGGGCGGCCATGGCTGCCAGCCAGGCCGTCTACGAGCTGGGCCTCGCGCTGGCCGAGGCCGGCCAGACGATGACCTGGCGCCAGATCCAGCTCGTCGTTGATCGCACCGACGCTTTGCCTGATGACCGGCAGGGCGATCTCTTTCAAACCACCTGAGGAGGACACATGTCCCAGACCACCAAGACCACCCCGCCCCCCGAGGGCTACATGCGCGATGCCATGGGCCGCCTCGTCCCCAACGAAATGGTGCGGCCGATCGACAAGCTGCGCGACCAGACCGTGATCAAGATCGTCGAGGACGCTGTGCGGCTGCGCGCCGCCCTGGAGGCCTTCAAGCTCGCGGCGTTCTCGGACATCGCCGAGTTCGTCGCCACCAGCGCCGAGCAGTTCGACAGCCAGGTCGGCGGCACCAAGGGGAACGTGACGCTGCGCAGCTACGACGGCCGTTACAAGGTCGAGCGCGCGATCCAGGAACACCTGGCATTCGATGAACGCCTGCAGGCGGCCAAGTCCCTGATCGACGGCTGCATCGAACGCTGGTCCGAGGGCTCCCGCCCGGAGATCAAGGTGCTCGTCAATGACGCGTTCCAGGTCGACAAGCAAGGCCGCATCTCGACCAACCGCGTGCTGGGCCTGCGCCGCTTGGAGATCAACGACGAGACCTGGCGCGCCGCCATGGACGCGATCGCACAGAGCGTGACCGTTGTCGGCAGCCGCGCTTACGTGCGCCTGTACGAGCGCGTCGGCGACACCGACCGCTACGAGCCGATCACGCTGGACATCGCCTCACTCTGACCGGGAGCCATGAACATGCAGACCCAAACGCAATCTGAACCTCTCAGCGGACACGCTGACCCGTTGTCCATCTGCGACGTCTCCGTCCTGCGTGCTGCCCTGGTGCGCGCCAACGGCGAGCTGGTGAACTGCCAGATGCAGATCAAGGCCCGTGAGCGCCTGATCGATAGCCTGGCCAGCCAGATCGCCGTGATCGTCAACGCCAAGCTGGCCCGCGGTGAGCGCGGCGTGCTCGACGCCGTCGAGGCGATGATCCAGCGCCACGTGATCCTCAGCCCGGCCGCTGAGGAGGTGCACTGAAATGGCGACCACCAGCACCAGAACCGCCGACCTGGTCGGCAAGCTGCAGGTCAACAACTCCGGCGCGTGGAAGACGATCAGCATGTTCGATCCGCGCGACGCGGCCGCGAAGAAGCTGGTCAGCCAGGCGGTGACCGCCCTGTGCCGCGTCAACCCCACGTTCAGCTGGCGCCTGGACCTGGGCGACCAGGTCGAGTACTGGGAGCGCGAGAACGGGATCTGGAGGGCTCGCTGATGGCCACGATGCCCAAGCAGATCGCGAAGCTCTCGGTCGGCCACACCGACATCCTGCTGCCCGCGGACAAGGCGCTGAAGGTCGCGGCGCTGCTGATCGGTGCGGTACAGTGCCGTTACTCCGGTAGCTTCAGGCATGACATGGAGGATGATTTCCAAGGCGCGATGTATCTCGCCGAGGGTCCGGTGAGAGTCGAGATCGAGATGCTGCGCAGCAGCCAGGTGATCGCACCGGCCAGCCCCAAGTCCAAGCCGCGGGCACTGCCCGGTCCCACCGACTGATTTCTGCGACCTGTCACCCTCCCACAGGTCTCCGGGAAACTCCCCCCGGTTCAAGCCGCTGAGCATTGCGCTCAGCGGCTTTTTTCATGTCCTCCCGAAACGTCGCGCGCTGCGCCGGCGTGACCCTGGCCAGCACGATGAGGCCTCACGCGATCAACAGGTTCGCTGTGCTGAAACCAAACCTCGGGAGGCCCCATGCTCAATCTGAAATTGCCCCGGCTGTCCGGCTGGATCGTGCTCGCGCTGCTGCTGATCGGCATCGTGCTGCTCGTCGCGCCGCAGCAGGTGCCGGTGATGATCTACAAGCTCGCCCTGGTCAGCCTGGCGGGCCTGGCCGGCTACTGGCTGGACCGCAGCCTGTTCCCCTACGCCCGTCCCGATCAGCTGATGGCCAAGGCCTGGCCGCCGGCCGGATCCGAGCCGCCGCAGGAACTGGAAACTGATGAGGGAGTGATCCAGGGAACCCTGGTGGACTTCAACCAGGGCGAGTGCACGGCCTTCTCGGCGGCGATGCTGCGCCGCGCGTTGATCGTGGCGGGCGCCATGCTGGCCATCGGCCTGGGGGCCTGACATGAGCCGCGCGATCAACCGATGCGTCGTCGGGGTGCTCACCACCATGCTGATGTGCGTGGGCTGGGCCCTGCTGATGGCTGCTGCGGCCCTGGTGTTCCCGCCCGCGGCCCGCGCCGGCGAGAACCCGGTGCCCACCGCTGCCGCGCGCCTTCGGGGTGACCTGGTGCGCGAGGCCCACGCCCAGTGGGGCCTGGACGCGCCTGTGGCCGTCCTGGCGGCACAGGTGCACCAGGAGAGCGGGTGGAACCCCGAGGCCGTCAGCCGCGTGGGCGCCCGTGGCCTGGGCCAGTTCATGCCGGCCACGGCCCGCTGGTGGTGCGACCAGCACCGCTACAGCCTGGCCGACTGCCAGCCCACGAACCCCACCTGGGCCCTGCGCGCCCTGGTGGGCTATGACCGATGGTTGTGGGACCGACTCCCCGAAGCGGCGCAGTCGCCGGGCGGCGATGCCGACCGCATGTGGGCGACCCTGCGGGCCTACAACGGCGGCCTGGGCAACTGGCGCGCGGAGGCCGCCCTGGCCGCCGGCCGGCGCCGGCAGGACATCGATGCCGCGTGCGGCCGTGCCCGGCGTGCCGCGCAGTTCTGCCCCGAGAACCTGGGTTACCCCCGGGTCATCTTGGTGCAGCGCCAGGCGATCTACCGCACGTGGGGCGGGACGCTCGACTTGCGCGGGGAGTAACGCATGTGCCTGATCCCCTCACCCATCCAGGCCCCCCGGGCTGGCCTGCTGTTCCTGGCGGCCTGTGCTGCGGCGATCACGGGCGCCGCCGTCATGCACCAGATCGACCGCGTCGAGATCGCCCATTTGCACCAGGCTGCGGCCGAGCGTGAGCGAGAGCTGGCCACCCGCGCACTGCGCGTGCACGAGCAGGCCGACGACGCCGCGGCGCTCGCCCAGGCCGCCTACGACTCGGCCAGCTTGGCCATCGATCAACTCATGCAGGAGCGAGACCATGCGATCACTGCTGCGGCCACTGGCCGTGCTTGCCTTGGCAGCCGCGTGCTGCGCGTGCTCGACGGTGCCCCAGGAGTCAGCGTTGCTGGTCTGCCCAGCGCCGCCTCAGGCGCTGCTGACGCCGCTGCCGCCGCTTCCACCGATCCCGACCAGGCGGATGGCGACCAGATCGCAACGGACGCCGACGTTGCTGCCTGGGCCGTCGCCGCCGGCGGGCAGTACGAGCAATGCCGAGCCCGGATCGTCGCCCTGAACTCCTACTTCAGCCGGCTGGCCACGGCCGAGAAAGATCGTCCGTGACCACCTATGAACTCGCCATCACCACAGTCGCCGTGGTCAACCTGGTGCTCAACCTGAGCCTCTTCCAGGCCAACCGGCACAAGGCCAGCACGGAGCGCGTCGAGCGCATGCGCAGCGACATCGATGACCACGCGCTGCGCCTAGCCAGGATCGATGCCCACCTGCAGAACTCGCCGTCGCACGACCACCTGAGCGAGATCTACGAGCAGCTCAACCGCACGCGCGACCAGGTCGGTCGCATGGCGGGCGAGCTGGAGCAGGTCAACCGCAATCTGCAGATGCTGCTCAACCACCAACTGAAGGGGCCCCACTGATGTCCACCGCGATCCCCCCGGAAGTGCGCCGCCGTCGCTCCATCGTCGCCAGCCTGTTCTTCGCGCCCGGCTGCACCGCGACCGTTCGCGAGCTGCGCGCCGACCTGGAGAGCGTCCACAACCTCACCGCCAGCTCCGACCTGGTGCGCGGTGACATGACCTGGCTGCAGGAGCAGGGCCTGGTGATCTGGCGCGACGACACCGCCCAGCTCACCGAGCGCGGCCGCGACGTCGCCCGCAACTCCGCACCCTGGCCCGGCCAGTAACGCGCCTGCCACCCCTTCCCCGCAACCTCTGGAGCCCCGAGCATGACCCCTCCGACCGTCGGCCGCATCGTGCACGTTTACCCGTCCGGCCACACCAAGCCCTGCCCCTGCCTCATCACCGATGTTCACGGTGACCGCTGCATTTCGGTGGGCGGCTACTGGCCCAGCGGCCAGCCGTATTCGGCCACCAGCATCCGCTTGGTGCACGCGGATGACCAGGCGTACCCCGGCGAGACGCATGCCGTCTGGCCCCAGACCCAGCCGACCGCGCCGGCCGAGCTGCCGGCCGTGCGGCCCATGATCGGTGGCGATGCCGTCATGGACGCGCCGCCCCTGAAGGTCACGCCCGACCAGGTCGAAGCCGCCATCATGGGCGCGGACTACCACGTGTTCCCGGGCACCACGGTGACGGTCTGCTGTCTGCGCCTGGCCAACGGCTTCACGGTGGTCGGCGAGAGCGCATGCGCTGATCCGCGCGAGTTCAAGGTCGAGACCGGCCGCGTCTACGCCTACGCCGACGCCAAGCGCAAGATCTGGGCGCTGGAAGGTTACCTGCTGCGTCAGCGCCTGCACGACGGCCGCGCCGAGTAACGCCGTGGCGCATCCCAACGAAACCCGCCTGGCGCTGCGCGCCGCTTACCTGTCGGGCCTGCCGCTTGAGCAGGCCGCCGACAAGGCGGGCGTCAGCCTCGCCAGCGCGCGGCGATGGAAAGGTGAGGCGTCGGCCGAGGGCGACGACTGGGACAAGTTCCAGCGAGCGAGCCTGATCGTGGCCGGTGGCGGCTTTGACCAGGCCATGGGCCGTGTCGCTGCTGCGGTGATTCTGCGCAGCGAGGCGATCATGGAGAACCTGGCGTCAGCGCCCGACGTCGATCCGATCGAAGCGGCCAAGGCGATCGCGAGCCTGGCCGACAGCCTGGGCAAGGCCCAGGCCGCTGCCAAGCGCCTGATGCCCGAGACCGACCGCTACGGCATCGCCATGGATGTGCTCAAGCAGCTCATGGAGCACTCCATGAGCCGCAAGCCCGCTCTGGCGAACGAACTGGTGGAACTGATCGAAGGCTTCGGTGAGGAGCTGGGCAAGTCCTGGGGCGGCTGATGGCCAACAAGACCAGGCACAAGGAATTCGCGGCCAACCTGGCCGAGTTCGCCGCAGCGCTGCGCCAACGCATCGAGGCCGAGGTCAGCGGGTTCTCCCCCGACGCGAATGCGCGCGCGGAGCGTCGGCTGCGGTCCTACAAGGACTTCGGTTTCTTCGTCGGGACCTACTTCCCCCACTACGTCCGCAGCCCGCACCGCAGCCAGCTGCATGACTACCTGTTCGGCCGACTGGTCGAGATCGTCGAATCGCCCAAGAGCGAAGTCGACGCGATCGCAGCGCCCCGCGGCGAAGCCAAGTCGACGCTGGTCAGCCAGCTGTTCGTGCTCTGGTGCATCCTGACCGAGCGCAAGAAGTACCCGGTCATCGTGATGGACTCGATCGACCAGGCCTATCCGATGCTGGAGGCCATCAAGGCGGAGCTGGAGTTCAATCCGCGCCTGGCCATGGACTACCCGGAGGGGGTAGGCCCAGGCCGCGTCTGGCAATCCGGGACCGTTGTAACGCGGGGCAACGCGAAAATCCAGGTGGCCGGCAGCGGCAAGAAGCTGCGCGGCTTGCGGCACGGCCCGCACCGGCCCGACCTGGCTGTTCTCGACGACATCGAGAACGACGAACAGGTCCGCAACCCGGACCAGCGCGACAAGCTGCAGTCCTGGCTGACCAAGACCGTGCTGCCGCTCGGCGGCGCTGTCGGGAAGTTCGACGTCGTCTACATCGGCACGATCCTGCATTACGACTCGGTGCTGAGCCGGACCCTGGCCAACAAGCTCTGGCGCTCGGCCCGGTTCAAGGCTCTGCTGCGCTGGCCCGACCGCATGGACCTGTGGGACCGCTGGGAGGAGCTGCTGCGCAACGACGGCGAGGAGGTGGCTGACGCCTACTACTCCAAGCACCAGGCCGCGATGGATGAAGGCTCCATCGTGAGTTGGAAGGCGCGGCCGCTGGTGGCCCTGATGAAGATCCGCGCCCGGGACGGCCACGACACGTTCGACAGCGAATACCAGAACGACCCGGTCGCCGGCGACGGCGCGCCGTTCGCCAACATCATCCAGTTCTGGGTCAACAAGCTCGCGGACTGGGTGATGTTCGGGTCCTGCGACCCGTCGTTGGGGAAGGCCGGCGCCGGGCGTGACCCCAGCGCCCTGCTGGTCGGGGGGCTCAACCGGCAAACCGGAGTGTTGTCCGTCGTCGAGGCCCTGATCAAGAAGCGCCTGCCGGACACGATCATCACCGACGTCATCGACCTGCAGCGCGAATACCGGTGCCTGCTCTGGGCCATCGAGGTTGTCCAGTTCCAGGAGTTCCTGCGCTCCGAACTCGTCAAGCGATCTGCCGCCGCGGGCATCCCGGTACCGGCCCGGGCAGTAACGCCGCACAGCGACAAGCTGCTGCGCATCGAGACCCTGCAGCCGCATGTGAAGAACGGGCTGATCCTGCTGCACCCGTCCCAGGTCACCCTGCTGTCCCAGCTGCGCCATTTCCCCAAAGCCGACCACGACGACGGCCCTGACGCGCTGCAGATGCTGTGGGCCATCGCGACCGGTGGCTTGGCGGCCATCGGCGTGGCAAGCCGCCCCCGCCGCCGCGCCGGTGCGCCCGGCGTTGACCTTCGAGGCTACTCATGACCGCTACCAACCGGCCCCGCTCCAGCAACCTGGTCGGGGCAGACATCGCGACGCGGATGGCCGCGTTCGACTTCTCGGTGATCGGGCAGCTGCTGCCCAACCCAGACCCGCTGCTCAAGGAATTGGGCCAGGACATTCGCGTCTACCGCAACCTGGCACGCGACCCGCACGTGGGCGCCTGCATCCGGCGCCGGAAGTCCGCGCTCAAAGCGTTGCAGTGGGGGCTCAACCGCAGTAACGCGCCGGCCCGCGTCGAGAAGTCCGTCCGCGCGATGCTGGATGACCTGGACATGCAGCGGATCATCGGCCAGGCGGCCACCGCGGTGCTGTACGGCTACCAGCCGCTGGAGTTGACCTGGTCGGGCTCGGCCGGTGGGGTCTGGGTGACTGACATCCAGGCCAAGCCGCCCGAGTGGTTCGCGTTCGACCCTGACGCCTGTCTGCGATTCAGGACCCGCCAGGACCCGTTCATGGGTGAGCTGCTGCCTGACCGCAAGTTCATCCTGGCGCGCCAGGATGCCGACTACCGGAACCCCTACGGAGACGCCGACCTGGCGCTCTGCTACTGGCCTGTCCTGTTCAAGAAGGGCGGGCTGCGATTCTGGGTCACGTTCGCCGAGAAGTTCGGCGGCGCGTTCGCAGTGGGCAAGCTGCCGCGCGGCACCTCGGACGCCGAGCGCAGCGCGATGCTGGCTGCGTTGGAGGATCTGATCCAGGACGCGGTGGCCACGATCCCGGACGACGGCAGCGTCGAGCTGATCGAGTTGGCGGGCAAGTCGGCCTCTGGTGATCTGTACGAGCGCCTGGCCATGTACTGCCGCAGTGAGATCAGCATCGTTCTGACCGGCACCAACCAGACCATGGAGGCCAGCAGCAACCGGGCCTCGGCGCATGCCGGCATGGACGTCGCCGACTCGCTGCGGGACGCAGACGCCGAGATCGTGTGCGCCGCAGTCAACCAGGCCATCCGTTGGGCGGTCGACCAGAACTACCCGGGCGCCGCAGCGCCGGTCTTCGAGATGTGGGACCAGCGCGCGCGGGATCAGCTGCAGGCCCAGCGCGACAAATCCAACCACGAGGCAGGAGCGAGGTTTACCAATGTCTATTTCCAGCGTGCCTACGGCTACCAGGACGGTGACCTGGTGCAGCCCAACACGCCTGACCAGGTCGCCGGTAACGCCGCACCTGCCGCGTTTGCCGAGGCCGCGGCATCGGCCAACGCCGCCGACCCCACCGCGGCCGACACGGCGGCATTGACCGCTGCAGGCGCACCTGCCCTTGCCGGGATCGTGGATCGGCTGCAGCGCCTGGTTGCGGACGCCCCCGACATGGCGACGCTGCAGGACCAGCTCACGGCGGCCTACGCTGATCTGCCGACCGATGACCTGGTCAAGGTGATGGGCGCCGCGTTCGCGCTCGCGCAGCTCAAGGGCATGGCCGACGCGGCCGAGGGGGTCTGATGCCGGCGACGATGGAGCTGGGCTTGGGGACGCCCTTCGAGGACCAGCTCGCGCACTTCCGGGCCAAGCTCAACTTGCCCACCGAGGCCTGGGACGATGTGATGCGCAGCGCCCACGATCGCGCGTTCGTGGTGGCGGGCGCGATGAAGGCAGATTTGCTGCAGGACCTGCGCACCGCCATGGACAAGGCCATGGCCGGCGGCGGCCAGGCGCAGTTCACGCGGGACTTCAGGGAGATCGTCGCGCGCCACGGTTGGGAGGGCTGGACCGGGGAGGGATCGGCCCAGGGTGAGGCCTGGCGCGCCCGGACGATCTACCGGACCAACATGGCCAGCAGCTACGCCGCCGGGCGTTACAAGCAGCTGACCGAGCCCGACTTCCTGCGCGCCAACCCGTACTGGCGTTACCGGCACGCGGACGGCGTCACCCACCCGCGGCCCTTGCACTTGGCCTGGCACAACCTGTGCCTGCCGGCGACGCACGAGTTCTGGAGGACCCACTTTGCCCCAAACGGCTGGGGCTGCAACTGCAAGGTGTTCGCCGAGCCTGCACCGCCGCCTGGTGCGAAATTGGAGCCGCCTGCGGGCTGGGATTCGATCAATCCCAGCACCGGGGCCCAAGTGGGCATTGATCGCGGGTGGGACTACACGCCCGGCCAGGCGGATGCCACGCCGTGGCTCGACCTGGTCAACCAGAAGCTGCTGAACTTGGACGCGCCCATCGGGGCGGCGATGGCTGAGGTGCTGGAGCCGGCCATTGTTCAGGACCGTCGCCGAGCCTGGAGTAATGCGGTTGAGCGGGTGTTCACCGAGAAGCGGGCGACAAACGAGACGTTCGCTGTCGGGAGCCTGCGTCCGTCGGTGGTCGCTGAGCTGGCCAAGGTCGGGGTCACGCCAGACACTGCCAGCATCATGATCCGGGACGCAGAGATGCTGCACGCGATCCGCGCACTGAAAGAGGCGCGCCAGGCAGCCGTGCCGGAGGATCTGTGGAGGCAGCTGCCGGACCTCTTGAAGACCGCTGAGGTCTACCTGGACACCGAGGACAAGACCGCCCTGATGTTCGTGGTGGACTATCCGCCCAGGCTGGCCAAGTTCGTCATCCGGGTGAACATGAGTCTGAAGACTCGGCTGGATGGCGTGCGGGAGACGCTGGTGGCCAACTTCATTCAGACCGCTGGGTTGCTCCCTCCCGGGAACATCAGGGGTGACGCGAAATACCTGCGTCTGCCAGAGGAGTGAGGGGGTGAGCGGCGCCGGATTCGAACCGGATAATAGTGTTCAGCCGTCGCCGGCCTATGCCTAACCATTCCCATTGGAAACAACCGCTCAGGCGGCAATAGTAACGCGGAGGCGACATGGTTGCCATCAGGGTTGAGGTCAAGGACGCCGCCGTCATGGCCACGCTGCACCAGCTGCAGGCGCGGGTCACCAACACCAGGTCGCTGCTGGCATCGGTCGGGGAGCGCCTGCTCACCCGGATCGATGCCCGGTTCACCAGCCAGACCGATCCGGACGGCCACGCCTGGCAGCCGCTGTCTGCCGCGACACTGCGGTCCAAGCGGGCCGGCAAGCCGATCCTGACCGACCGCGGCGACCTGCGGCGCTCGATCGTGCGCCAGGTCACCGGCGGCTCCAGCCTGGTGCTCAGTTCGAGCGAACCCTACGCGGCGATCCAGCACTTCGGGGGGACGATCCAGCGGGAGGCGCGGCAGACTGCGATCCGCCACCGCACGGACGCCAAGGGCAACCTGTTGCGCACGGCGATCATGGGCGGCCGCGGCTTGGTGTTCGCCAAGGCGTCGCACAAGCGCGCGCTGGAGCGCACTGTGACCGTGGGGCCACACGCCATCGTCATCCCGGCCCGGCCCTACTTCCCGGTCCGCCCGGACGGCACAATCTACGCGGCCGACCAGGCGGCGATCCTGGACGAGGTCAACCGGTGGTTGGCCCTGCGCTGATGCGCTGAGGCCGATTTCCGGAAAAACGGCCGTAGAGCCGTTTTTTTCGACCGGGTGGTACGCGGATAGCTGTGGCAGGCGAGTAACGCAGCCAAGGGCACTTTTAACGCGGGTTCCGGTCAAGCGTATGCGCGGGGAAGATGCCGGGAGGCATTCGGAGGGCGGGAAATCCTCCCGAAGCGCCACGCGATGCGACTTCGGGGGGTGGGTCGGCACAGTCGACCCATGCCCACCGCCAACCCCACCCTGCAGGTGTTTCGAGCCGGTCGCCACCAGGCGATGGACGGCCGGACGCTGTCGTTCTCCGAGATCGACCTGGCCGCCACGGCCCGGGCCTACAACCCGGCGCTGCATGAGGCGCCGCTCGTCGTCGGGCATCCGTCCGTTGACGGGCCGGCCTACGGCTGGGTTTCCGGCCTGAGCGCTGCGGGCGGCGCGCTGGAGGCCTCGCACCGCGACGTCGACCCGGCCTTCGCCGAGATCGTCAACGCCCGCCGCTTCTCCAAGATCAGCGCCTCGTTCTACGCGCCGGACGCCCCGGGCAACCCGGTGCCGGGCGTGTACTACCTCAAGCACGTCGGATTTCTGGGCGCACAGCCGCCGGCCGTCAAGGGCCTGCGCACCCCCTCATTCGCCGCCGACCAGACCGGCGTCGTCGAGTTCGCCGAATGGGATGACGTCACCAACGCCAGCCTGTGGCGCGGCCTGCGCGACTGGTTCATCGGCAAGTTCGGCCAGGCCGAGGCCGACCAGGTCATTCCCGGCCACCAGGTGCAAAGCCTGGAGCAAGCCGCCCGCGACGAATTGAACGCGTCGATCGACCAGGTCGACGAATCCACCACGCCGGCCGCGCCGGCATTCGCCCAACCCAATCAGGGAACCACCACCGTGACCGAAGCCGAACGCCTGGCCATCGAGGCCGAAAACAAGCGCCTGCGCGAGCAGATCGCCGCCGCCAACGCCCGTGAGGCGGAGGCGCGTAACGCGGCCACCCATGCCGAGAACGTGTCGTTCGCGGAGGGCCTGGTGACCTCGGGCCGTCTGCCCGTGGCCAGCAAGGGCGTGCTGATCGCCGCCCTGGACGTCCTGTCCAAGGTCGAGACCTCCGGCGTCGTCGTGCAGTTCAGCGAGAACGGCGTTTCGGTCCCGCTGGTGCCGGCGTTCCGCGATGCCCTGGCCAACCTGCCGGCCGCCGTCGAGTTCGGCGAGGTCGCCACCGGCGCCCGCGCTGCCGGCGCCCCTGCCTCCGTCGAGTTCGCGGCCCCCCGCGGCGCAGTGGTGAGCCCCGAGCGCGCGCAGCTGCACTCCCGTGTCCTCGCCTACCAGGCGCGCAACGGCGGCAGCTACGTCGAGGCGCTGGACGCCGTCTCCGCCGGTAACGCCTGAGCGCGCCGGCCTATCCCTCTATACAGGAGCAATCAATGTCCCAGCAATCACGCACCGTGCTCGACATCTCGGTCGTCGCATCCGGCGCGATCGCATACGGCCGCTGCGTCGGTCTGGTCGCCCCGACCGTCAGCGGCGCCCTGACCGGCGCGCAGGCGACGGTCGCGGGCCAGAAGGTCATCGGCGTCGCCCGCCGCGACGCGGCAAGCGGTGCGTTCACCGAACTGGCGGTCCTCGGCGCCACGCCCTGCGAAGCCGGTGGGGCGATCCCGGTCGGGAGTCGCGTCCAGTGCGATGCCACCGGCCGCGTCATCGTCGCCACCGCGCTGACCGTGGCCACCGGTGCGACCGCCGTGACCTCCGCTGCTGCCAATGGTGCCGGCTCGATTGCCGGTGGTGACCCGCCGGTGTTCGTGATCGGCACTGCGCTGCAGGCCGCGAGCGCGGCCGGGGATTTCATCGAAGTCCTCATCGTCCCCTGATCGCTCTGCGATCCCACCGAACCACCTCCAGGAGCAACCATGCCTCTTTCGAACCAAGGCGTCCGCGTCATCGACCCGGTCCTGTCGTCGGTCGCGCAGGGCTACACCAGCCCCGACTTCGTCGGCAACGTCCTGTTCCCGCGCGTGCCCGTGGGCGCCAGCGGCGGCCAAATCATCGAGTTCGGCCGCGACGCGTTCCGGCTCTACCAGAGCAAGCGCAGCCCGGGCGGCAAGACTGCCCGCATCCAGTTCGGCTATCTGGGCAAGCCGTTCGCCCTGCTGCAGGATGCGTTTGACGTGCCCCTGCCCCGCGAGCACATCCGCGACGCGTCGCGCGTGCCGGGCCTCGACCTGGCCAAGCGCGCCGTCAACGTCGGCATGCGTGCCGCCGCGCTGAGCCTGGAGGTCGACCAGGCCACGCTGGCCACCACGGCCGGCAACTACGGCGCGGGCAACAAGGTCACCCTGGCCGGCGCCACCAAGTGGTCGACCACCACCGGCACGCCGATGACCGACATCGACACCGGCCGCGAGGCGATCCGCCAGGCGTGCGGCGCGTACCCGAACGTCCTGGTGCTCAGTGCCCTGGCCTTCAACGCCTGCAAGAACAACCCGTCGATCACCGCGCGGTTCCAGTACAACGGCGCGGCCGGCACCGATGCCAGCCAGATCACGCCCGCGATGCTGGCCGGTCTGTTCAACGTCAAGCGGGTCGTGATCGGCGCCGGCGTGTATTGGTCCGACGCCAACGTGTCGGCGGACATCTGGGGCAACAACGCCGTGCTGGCGTACGTGCCCGAAGCGGACCTCTCCGCCGAGACGCCGTCCTTCGGCTACACGTACACGATGGACGGTCACCCCCTGGTCGAAGAGCCGTACTGGGACCCCGAGGCCAAGTCGTGGGTCTACGGCACCACGTACGAGCGCGCGCCCGTGCTCTCCGGCATCTCGGCCGGCTACCTGATCCAGAACCCGAGCTGATCAGCCTGGTTGCGCCTGGTCGGCTCCGTTGCTGACCAGGCGCAGCTCCTATCCCCCCGAGTCTCAAGAGGAAACCCACCATGTGGATCAAAGCCACCACCCCCGTCAAGGTTCTGCCCGTCGGCGAAGACGTTGCCCGGGTCATCGGCGAAGAAAACGATGCCGTCGAGGTCTCGGACGCCGACGGCGCCGAGATCGTGAAGCTGAAGGCCGGCATCGAGATCCCGGCCCCGGCGGCCAAGAAGACCGCGAAGTAACGCGGCCGCCGCCAGCCACCGCACGCAGCGAGTAACGCATGCCCTACGCAACCCAGCAGGACCTGGTCGACCGGTACGGTGCGACCGAAATCGCCCAGCTCACGGACCCGGCAGCGGGCGCCGTGATCGACCCGGTCCTGGTGGCGCGTGCCATCGTCGACGCGACGGCCGAAATCGACGGCTATCTGTCGATCAGGTACGCGCTGCCGCTGCCCAGCTCGCCCCAGTTGCTGGTGCGCCTGTGCTGCGACATCGCGCGTTACATGCTGTTCGATGTCCGCGCGCCCGAGGCCGTGAATGACCGCTATCGCGCGGCCGTCACCACGCTCAGGGCGCTGGCCAGCGGTGCGGCCAAGCTCGGCGACATGCCTGCGGCGCCAACCGCGCCTGGTGCTGTTGCCGTCTCGGTCTCCGGCCGTGACCGGCTGTTCGGCTCCGATCTCATGGACCAGTTCGGGCGGCTCTGATGGACACCCAGATCATCGTCGACCGCCTGCGCGCCCAGCTCACCGGCTGGGTGCAGATCGCCGGGGCTGCGGACCTGGAGGCGGCAACGACCGGCCTGGTGCGTCCGCCCGCCGCGTTCGTGCTGCCCCTGGAGGAGCAGGGCTCCGCCAATCGCCTGATGAACCGCCAGGTGCAGCGCGTGACCTGCCGCTTCGGGGTGGTGATCGTGATCGCCAACCTGGTCGATCCGTCGGGAGCGGCAGCGAACCGTGACCTGGTCGCCCGCCGCCTGGCAGTGCGATCCGCCCTCCTGGGTTGGGCGCCGGTCGTGGATGAAGGTTTGCCCGTCGAGTTCTCGTCGGGCCGGATCCTCCGGTTCGAGGATCAGCGGCTCTGGTGGACCGACGAATTCATTGTTGACACCTACTACAGGAGCGCCTGATGGCCCCCCGAAAGCCCGCCACCGACACCGCCGACGCCAGCACCGAAAACGGTGACCAGGCCGTTGGCCAGGTCGACCAATCCGCCGCCTCCGGCGTCGCTCAGCTGCAGGTGGCACCGCCGCCGGCGGTCGCTGACGCGCCGGCCGCGCCGCCCGCCCAGGTGGCCGTCCAGGAGGCCGCGGAGGCCCCCACGCCCCGCTTCGGCGGCATGAACTACGTGTTCGACCCCAGCACCGGCGCCCACACGCCGATGACCAACGAGGAGTGACCTCATGAGTACCTACTCACGGAATTGCGTCGTCCTGGCAAAGACGGAAAACGGCCTGATCGGTGGATCGGGTGCGGTCATCACGGTCGGCGCCAATACCGGCGGTGCGCTGCCCACCGGCGCCGCCACCGTCACCACGGCCGGCACCGGCTACCCCGCGAATCGCACGATCGAAGTGTGGTTCCAGGGCTCGGGTGGCGTGAATGCGATCGGTCGCATCACCACGAGCGGAGCGGGCGCGATCCTGACCGCCACGGTCGACGATGGCGGTTCGGGCTACAACAACGCGTCGCCGGCGGCGATGACGATCGTGGCCACGGCCAATGGCTCGTACGGTGTCTACACCGCCCCGGCAACCACGGATGCGGTCCTGGTCGGCACCGATTTCAAGATCGACCCCGAGGTGATCACGGTCGATCGCGACGTCTACACCGGCTCGATGGGCGGCAAGCAGTCGATCCCCGGCGAGGCATACGTCCAAATTTCCTTCACGATCGAGTTGGCCGGCAGCGGCGCGGCCATCACTGAAGCCGCATGGAACTCGATCCTGAAGGCGGCCGGCGCGGTCGGCGTGCTGACCCCGGGCGTGAAGTGGGACTACACCCCGATCACCGATCAGTTCCCGTCGCTGAGCATGCGGATCTTCCGCAGCGGCTATGTGCACGTCGTGCGCGGTTGCCGTGTGGCCAAGATCGACTTCGATTTCTCGGTCAGCACGCTGCCGACTGCCGTGCTGACGCTCATCGGCATCGACAACGGCCGCCAGGTCGCGGTCAACCAGCCGACGCCGAACCTCACGGCCTGGAAGACTCCCGTCGTCATCACCGATGCCAATACCGGCGACCTCCGGTTCGGTGGGACCTACTCCAACGCGACTGGTGCTTTCACTGGTGGCACGAACTACGGTTCCAAGGGCCTCAAGCTCACCTGGGACAACTCGGCCAAGTTCCGGCCGTTCCTGGGCGGGTCGGGTGTGCCCATCACCAACCGCGAGGTCACCGGTTCGTTCGTTCTCGACCTGCCGCCCGCTGACAACGTCGCGTTCTACAACGCGTTCAAGGCCAACAGCACCATCAGCCTGGCATTCGTGATCGGCAGCGTCTCGGGGTCGATCCTGAAGCTGTGGATGCCGGCGATCGAGCGCAACAACCCGGGCGACGAGGATGACGACGGTCTGGCGCTGGCCAGCTACTCGCTCCGCGCCCGCCCGAGCGCGATGGGTCTCAACGACGAGATTCGAATCATCACGATGTGATCTGGCCGCAGGGCCAGACCCCGAGGCCCCGGGTTCGCGCCCTGGGCCTCACCCTTCCCGCGTTACTCAATAACTGCCGAGAACCAACATGTTCAAGCTGATCGTCTCCGATACCGTCGTCGCCCCCGTGAAGGGCTCCATGACCGACGCCAACGGCCGCAAGGTCGACTTCTCGTTCAGCCTGGTGGCGCGCCGCATGCCGGCCGACGAGCTGAACGCCATGCACCGCGATGGCGACTCCAAGACCGTCAACCAGGTGCTCACCGAGAACGTGACCGGCTGGCGCGACGTTGTCGCCGAGGACGGCACGCCCGCCGAATTCAGCCAGGCCGCGCTGGGCCAGATGCTCAACATCCTGGGCATGTCCGCCACCTGCTACACCGCCTACCTGGAGGCCTGCGGCGCGAAGGGCAAGGAAAAAAACTGATGGAGCTGGCTCAGCTGATGGCGCGAAAGCTGCTCATCAGCGAGCCAGGAAGCCAGGACGAACCGGCCGCCGATGACCCCGACAGCGTTAACGCGCTGCTGGCCGCGGCCGGGCTGATCGCCGAAGGCCCCAGCAGCCAGCAGCAACTCTGGGAGAGCGCTGAGGAGTTCTGGGTGCTCCCAGACAACCTGCCGGTTCTGGAGCTGTGGCGCGCAGTGCAGACGCAGTGGCGCACTGGACCAGCAGGGGCCACCGGCCTGGACTATCTCGGGGTGGAGGCGTGCATCCGGATGACCGCCCGTGGGTCTCGCCGGCGGCGCGCTGAGTGGTTCCGGGGGCTCCAGGTGATGGAGCGCGCAACGCTGGAAGAGTGGGCTGAGGCCCGGGCGATTGAGGCCGCGGAGAAACGCGGCAGCGGCTGATCAGCGGCCAGGCCGCGGGATCAGCCAGAGCAGCAGTGCGAGGGCGCCGATGACCGGCCCCGCCACTGCCCACACCAGCCACCAGCTGGCCGGCAGGACGAGAAAGCCCACGAGCCAGCCGGAGAGTGCGAGTCTAAACATGGGCGGACTGTAAACCTCATGGCACAGCGCCTGCAACTTGAAATCGCTCTCGACGGCGCCGGAGCCGTCGTCGTTGACGCCCGCAGCGTCGAGCAGTCCCTGCAGCGCGTCGGCCAGGCCGCCCAATCCTTGGGGGCGGACACACAATCCGGCGTCGGCCGTGCGGGCGCATCTCTGGACGAGATTGGCAAGCAGGCGACCGGCGCGCAACGCGCGGTGGATGCCCTGGGCAAATCAGGCGAGGGCGCTGCAGTATCGGTGGGGTCGATCGCCCGCGCTTCGATCGGCATCTCGATCCTCACCGGCGGCGTTTCGGCCCTGGCGTCTGCGCTCATGGCGTTGCCGAGTAACGCCCTGGACTACTCCCGCGAGCTGGAGACCAGTGCGATCGGCATGGCCGGCATCGTCTCGTCCCTGACAACGCTCAACGGCAAGTCGACGTCGTTCAACGACTCCCTGCGCATTTCGCGCGGGATGATGGCCGGCCTGGCTGACGATGCCCTGCGCACCGCCGCGAGCAGCCAGGAACTGGTGGCCGGTTTCCAGGCGCTGCTGGCGCCCGGCCTGGCGGCGGGCATGAGCATGGACCAGATCCGCCAGCTGACGGTCGTGTCGGCCAATGCGGTCAAGTCCATGGGGCTCAACAGCAGCCAGCTGGTGCAGGAGATCCGCGACCTGGTGCAGGGTGGCATCACCGCCAGCAGCTCGACCCTGGCCACTGCCCTCGGGCTGAAGGACGAGGACATCGCCAAAGCCAAGAACAGCAGCGAGGGCCTGTTCTCGTTTCTGATGGTGCGGCTGAAGGGCTTCGAGGAGGGATCGCAGCGATTCGGAGACACGCTGTCGGGCCGCCTGGACCAGCTCAAGGAAGGGGCTATCCGCGTTACCGCCGCCGGTCTCACCCCGCTCGCCGCCGCTCTCTCCGAAGGGGCGCGGCAGGCGGGCGCGTTTTTCGTGCAGATCGACCAAGCCGGAAACGTGCAGCTCAACCCGCAGTTGGTGAGCAGCATCGCGGGATATGCGCAAACGGCCGCTGACGCAATCTCGGTGGGCGGGAAGATGGTCAGCACTCTGTACGAGCACCGCGACGCGGTGCTGGCCGTATGGGGTGCCTACAAGGCCTACTCGATCGGCACCTGGACCGCTGCAGCGGTCGAGGCGGTTGCAGCCAAGATCCAGTTGGCGGGCGCATCCCGCCTGGCGGCCGTCCAGGCGGCTGCGGAGGCCGGCGCCGCTCAGGCTGTCACCCTGTCAACGCGCGAGCAGATCGCGGCCACGCTGGCCGATCTGGAGGCCAAGGTGGCCAGCGCCCGCGCAACCGCAGCCCAGGCTGCTGCCGACTTGGCCGCGGCGCGCGCTCGCGGCAACCTGACCGGCCTGACGATGGCTGGCGCCGCGGCCCAGCTGTCGCTGGCCGAAGCCACCGCCGCGGCTGCGGCGGCGGAGGAGGGCCTCGCGCTGGCCACTGGCCGGCTGGGGGCGGCCCAGGCGGCCGCATCGATCTCGACGCGCATGCTATCCGGCGCCATGGCGTTGGTCGGCGGGCCTATCGGCGTCGCGGTCACTGCGTTCGCGGCCCTGGTGATGTGGATCCGGTCTGTCGTCAACGACGCGCGTGACGCGCAGGTGGAGCTGGTCAAGCTCAACCGGCTAAAGGGTGACCTGGCAGCGGGGAAAGCGCCGGAGGCTACCGACCTGGCCGCAGCCCAGGCTGCCCTTGAGCGGTTCAAGAAGCGGCGAGATGACCTGATGGCTTCTGGCGGCGACCGTGAATCCCCGCTGACCTACCAACGCGACGCGAAGACGCTGGCCGATCTGAATGCTCAGGTGGCCTACTTCGCGGGGATCGTCAATCAGGCGCAGCAGGCGTCCTCGGGCGCTGCAGGCGCCGCCTCCGGCCTCGCGCTCAACCTGAACGCGACCAAGGCCGCGTGGGAGCAATCGACCGCCGGCGCGGCAACCTCGCTGTCGGTGCAGCAGAAGTACCAGCAGGAGCTGCAGGCATCTCAGTCTGCGTTCGAGGCCTACCGGGAGGCCCTAGTGTCAAGCCACGCCGGCGCCGACGCCCTGGCGCAGGCCGACGCCAAGCAGGCCGCGGCTGAAAAGGCGTTCGCTGCCGAACGTGATCGCAAATTGAAGGAGGCGACGGCCAGCCAGCTGACCGCGCTCGATGTGCAGCTGCAGGGGGTCAAGACCGTCGAGCAGCTCAAGCAACAGGCGTACACGCAGACCGCGGACACCCTGAAATCCGAACTCACGCGCGGCGAGTTGAGCGAAGACGAGTATCTGGCCCGCCGTGTCGTGGCCGACATCGACGCGTTGTCAGCCAAGGCTGACGCTACCCAGGCGGAGCTGGCGCTCGCGAAGAAGCGCATCGGCTCGGAAAAGGAGGTTGCTGCGCTCACTGGCCAGCTCGCGGTCATCCAGGCCCAGTACGCGACCACGGCGATCAAGTACAGCAATGACCTGGCTGAGGCTGAAAAGAAGCGTGGCGATGCGGTCATCGAGGCCCATCTGAAGGAGATCGCGGCGCTTCAGGATGGTGTCCAGAAGCTGAAGGACCAGGTCAAGCAGCAGCGCGAGGCGAACGAGGTCATCGGGCTGCATGGCATCGCCCTGGCGGACGTTGAGGCCGCTCGTCTGCGCGACCAGGCGACGATCCTGCAGGGCGTCGCGATCAAGCGACTCGACCGCGATCTGGACCAGTCGGCATACGACCTGGCGATGCAGCAGGTCGAAGCGCTGCGCCAGCTCGCTGACCTGAAGCAAGCGGGTGCGGTGAAACAAGTGGCAGCCGACTCAGCGAAGGACGCCGCGGCAGCTTGGCAGAAGGCGGCGGACAGCATCAACCAGAGCCTGACCGATGCCCTGATGCGCGGGTTCGAGAGCGGCAAGGGGTTCGCCAAGAACCTTGCCGACACAGTCAAGAACATGTTCGCCACGATGGTGCTGCGGCCGGTCATCCAAGCTGGGGTGCAGGTCATCGGGAACGGCATAGCCAACTACACGCAGCAGATGTTCAGCCAGCCTGGGAACGGGTCTGCTGGTGCGGCTGGATCTGGTGGGATGGGCGGTGTCGGTTCGATGTTGGGGTCGGCCGGTCAACTGTCGTCGATGTTCGGGAGCGGCAGCAACTGGAGCGCGGGGTTCTCGACGGGTATGAAGGCCTACGGGTCCGAGGCCGGCGTGAGCGGAACCGCAGATGCCGGCATCACGGCGATGGGCGCCGGCAACGTGTCTGGCGGGATGGGTACGATGGCTGGGATCGGCGCGTCCTACGCCGGTGCCGCCATGGCTGGATATGCGGCCGGCAAGGCCATAAGCGGAGGGCATTCCATCGCCGGGAAGAGCGGCAACCTGGCGATCGGTGCCGGCGCGGCAATTGGCGCCTATTTCGGCGGGCCGATGGGCGCCGCCTTGGGTGCCGCAATCGGGGGAGTGGTCAACCGCGCGTTCGGGCGGTCGCAGAAGAAAAGTGTAGGTAGCGAATTTTTATCCGGGACCGTAAGCGCAAATAGCGCCGATGTGGCGGCAAACCAATACTGGAAGAAGGACGGGGGCTGGTTCACTAGCGGCGCTACGGGCCTCGACACGGCCAGGAACGCGGCGACCGCAGCGATCGGCGAGCAGGTACAGGCCCAGATCAGAACGACGTTCGACTTCATGCAGCAGTCGGTCGAGGCGCTCACCGGTAGCGCGTCGATCACCGACGGCATGCTCTCGTCAGTGACGGTCGACCTGGGCCGGGCTGGCCAGAAGTTCGCGACCACGCAGGAGGGCATTGCCGCCGCGCTGAGCTACACCTCAGACGCCGTGGTCAAGCAATTGGTCCCGGGCCTGCTGGCGTTCCAGCGCGAGGGCGAGACGCTGACCGAGACCGCAACGCGCCTGACCAGCGTGTTCGGCGTTGTGGACGCGGCGACCAAGAACCTGGGCGGCAACCTCACTGCGCTGGGCACCGGCCTGGGCTCGGCCGCGAACAAGCAGGCTCTCGTCGACGCGTTCGGTGGCACCGATGCGTTCGCCGCGGCGGCGCAGTCGTTCTACGGCTCGTTCTACACCGAGACCGAGCGCGCCGTGTCACAGGGGCAGCAGCTGGCCGCGGCGTTCGACAAGCTGGGCGTGGCCATGCCGACGACGCGCGACGGGTTCCGCGCTCTGGTGCAGTCGCTGGACCTGACGACGGACGCTGGGCGCAAAGAGTACGCCGCCCTGCTGCAGCTGGCCGGGGCCTTTGATGCGTCCCAGGCCGCGATCGATAAGGTGCAGGCGACCATCGACAGCCTGTCGGGCACGCTGCCGATGCTCGCTGACGGCATGAGCGACGTCGCCAAGGCGACCGATGCCCTGGCCGCGTTCGACGCGCAGCTGGCCACCCTGCGCGCCGCGGCGGCCGACTCGTCTGATGTTGCCGCGCGACAGGCTGCCGAGGCCAAGCTGCGCGACCTGATCACCAGCCGCTACCAGGCAGAGCTGCAGCTGGCTCAGGCGCTCTACAAGACCGCTTCCGACACCCTGGCCAGCATCGCTCAGCAGCGGCAGAGCATTGCCGACAGCATCACGTCGATCCGCGGCGGCCCGGTTGTGATGACCGCCGACCAGCTGGAGGCGGCGATCGGCCAGGTCACTGCCGGCACCGCGCCGTCCAACGCTGCCGTGGTGGCCGCCCAGGCCGCCGTGGACGGCTGGGGGGCCAAGCTGCAGGCCGCACAGGCCTACGATGCGTCGGCGGCGGTGCAGGCTGCTGCCACGGCGTCGGCCAAGAGCATGCTGGACGCGGCGCAGACCGCCAGCAAGGGCCTGGCCAGCGACGCCCTCTACAAGCAGTGGGACGTCATGACCGCCACGTTCAGCGGCGGCGCCACGCGCACCGCTACGCCGGACGGGCACTCGATCAGCTGGGACGCCTACCAGGCGGCGGGCAACCAGCTGCAGATGCAGTGGGAGACCGCTGCGAGCCCCTTCAGCAACACGACGCTGGTCAGCCGCTTCGCCGCGTACCAGGACGCCTTGAAAGCCTACGACGGCCAACTGGGATCGGTCACCGCTGCCCAGACCAGCTACAACGCCGCTCTGGCGGCGGAGAGCGCCTGGCGCGCCGCCAACCCGGCGCCCAGCACCACCGCCGACCAGGCGACCAGCCAGCAGCTGGCGGCGCAGACCGCGCTTTCTGCCGCCCAGGCCGCCTACTACGCCGACCTGAACACCTACCTGGCCGACGCGCAGCAGGGCGTCGCCCGGCTGACCACGTTGCGCGAGGAGACGCTGCGCTACTACGAGGCCCAGAAGCAGCTGGCCGACCTGATGAGCAAGTCGGCGGCCGGCCTGCGCGGCGCGGTGGACAACGCCGTGTTCCAGGACAAGACGCCGGCGGAGCAGTTCCAGGCCCTGCAGGACCAGTTCCAGGCCGCCTACGTCGCGTCGCAGACGGCGACCGGCGCTGATCTGGCCGGCTACGGCGACACGATGCAGGGCCTGCTGCAGACCCTGCTCGATCAGGCGAAGTCCAACGTGAGCGTCGACTACGTCGCTTTCCGGGATCAGCTGCTCTCCGAAGCGTCGTCGGTCGCCGACCGGATCAGCGCGCTCACGCCGTCCACCTACACCGATCAGACCGTGGCTCTGCTCGATCAGATCGACGGCTCGCTGGCTGCCCTGCAGGCTGCGACCGCGAACGCCCAGGGCCTGGTGGTCGACGCGATCAATCTCAGCCGCGACCAGACCGTTGCGGCGCTGCGGGCGGTGATCGCGGCGATCCAGGGCGACACGGTTCCAGGGTTTGCCGGCGGCGGCCTGTTCGGCGGTGGCCTGCGTATCGTCGGCGAGCATGGCCCCGAACTGGAGGCCACGGGTCCGTCCCGCGTCTGGTCGGCCGCGCAGACGCGCGACATTCTGCGGGGCGGATCACAGCGCGGCGCCACCAGCATCCGGGTTGTTGACGATGCGGCGCGGCAGCGGACGCTGCTCAGCGATGTGTCGCGCCAGAGCAGCGAGGCCGTCCGCCAGCAGTCGCGCAACGCCGATGCGCTCAATGATGTCGGGGTCGCCGTCCGCGACGTCGGTAGTTCGGTTGAGCGGTCGAGCAGCGACACGGCTGACCGAGTGTCTACCGCTGTCCGAGAGAGCAGCCAGGCGCTGATCCGCGCAGTCTCCGAGCTGCGGTCTGAGTTCGGGTCCCGGCTCGGTCGGCTGGAGGATGCGACTGTGCGGCAGGGCCGCCTGGTCGCTGAGTCGGTCGAATCGACGCGTGGCCGGGGGCTGCTGTAATGGCAATCTCTGACGCTCAATTCCTGGCCTGGTTGCGGACCTCGACCGAGCGGATGGTGTTGGTCGAGGCCGACGTCTGGAGCGGCGGTGGCGTCGTCACGCGCTACATGAGTAACCGGGGCTGGGTCAGCGCTCCGACCGATACCCCAGCCAGTACCGCGTACGACGACATCGTGCTAGATGTGCCGGGTATCCGGGCGCAGATGGCGGACGCGCTGCAAGGGCGCTCGGTGGTGAGCTTCGGTGACATCGAGATCGGCAACTGGAGCGGGGAGCGCGATTCCTGGCTGACCGATGCATGGGACGGCCGGCCGCTGCGGATCTATCTCGGTGACGCAAGTTGGGCCAAGTCGGATTTCAGACTGGTGTTCAACGGTGCGACGGCTGACATCCAGGCGCACGGCACCTCGCGCCTGACGTTGCGCCTGCGAGACCGGCAGATCGTGCTGGACCGGCCGATGCTCAGCGCAGTGGTGGGCGGTACCGGGAGCACGGCGGGCCAGCGTATCCCCTGCTGCTACGGCCAGGTTTACAACGCTGAGCCGCTGATGGTCGACGCAACGGCCCGCCGCTACCAGGTGCACGATGGGCAGATCCAGGCCATCACAGCGGTGCGCAGTAACGGGGAGGTCGTGAACCCTGCGAACTACACGGTCGACCTGGCCACCGGCACGTTCGTCACAGCGTTTTCGATCCCCGGGACCATCACGTGTGATGTTCAAGGGAGTGCGACTGGCGGCCTCTATATCAACCGAGTCGGGGACATATTCGGCCGCATTCTCACCGAGCGCGGCCTGCTGACCGCTGGCGATATCGATGGCTCGGCTGTGGTCAATCTGAACCATGACAGCCCGGGCGTGGTTGGCCTGTACGTGCGTGACGACAGCACCACGGTTCTGGACGCGCTGGATGCTCTGATCACGGGTGTTGGCGGCTACTACGCAGTTGCCCGAGACGGCACGTTCACGGGCGGGTTGTTCGCTGCGGCGACCGGGTCTCCTCTGATGACGATCACGGACGATGACCTGGTGGTTGGCGGCGTCGAGTTGTCCCGGCGGATCATCCCCCTGAAGTCGGTCCGATTGGGGTATGACCGCAATTGGGCGCCGGGCGGAACTATCAGCACGAACGTGACCGACGAGGCTACCCGCGCGCGCCTTCGGGATGAGTACCGCATCGCATCGGCCGTAACCTCCGGTTCGGCCCAGTACCTGCTGGCCACCGACAGCGATGTGATCCCCACGGTGTTCGTCTCGGCGACCGATGCGACCACTGAGGCGACCCGCCGGGCCGGGCTCTACGGTGTGCTGCGCAGGGTGTTTACGCTCCGCGCGACGCTCGCGGCTCAGCCGTTGCGCCTGGGCAATGTCGTGGCGCTGGATCTGAGCCGGTTCGGCTTGGCTGGCGGTGTCTTGGCCAGGGTCATCGGGTTGCGCGAGTCGATCACCACCGACTCGGTTGAGGTTGAGGTCTGGGTATGACGCTGAGGGTTTCGTTCGGCAATCTGGCGGCTGCTGCTGCGCTCGCGACGGCGCCGACGACAAATCGTCTACCGTACAGCGACGATCTCTCGAACGCTGTCTGGACGAAGAACGGTGGCGTCTCGGCCGCCCTGAGCGGTGCGGTAACGGCGCCGGATGGCTCGGCCTCGGTCTCGCTCATGACCGAGGGCGCGGTGACCGATCAACCTGCCGCCCTACAGGTGATCAGCGGTCATGTGGCCGGCACGATTTACACCGTGTCTGTGTACGTGCGGCGCTCTGCGGGCGCGCGAAACTTTGCGCTGGGCTTCGGGTCGACGGCGTTCGGCAACAACTTCGGTACGTGTTCCGTGGTGTTCGACGGCTCGACCGGGGCGGTGCTGGCAACAAACGGGGCTGCGATCGGCCGCAGCTACGTGCACGGTGCGGGTTGGCTGCGGCTGATCGTCACCGCGACCGCATCCGTTGCCGGCAGCGGCGCGCCTCAGCTGCGCATCGTCTCCGGATCGTCGCTCTCCGCGTACTTGGGCGATGGTGCCAGTGGCGGCTACGTGTGGCGGATGCAGGAGGAGATTGGCCCGGTGGCCACCGCCGGCATCTATACCGCCGCAGCGGCGGCGTCGGGTGGGGGTTGGTCGGCGACGTTGCCGATGACCAATGTTCAGGTCGAGGGCCGCGCTCGGGTCGCCCGCAGCGTTGGTGTTGTCGGAGCCTCTGTCATTTCCGGGAATCTGGCGGCCGCGTCGGCTGTCGGCGCTGCGGCTCTGTACGGGCACAACGCGTCTGCGACGGCGCGCTGGACCGTGGAGGTCTACAGCGGCCTGAACCTCACTGGATCGCTGCTCTACAGCGGAGAGGCAGCTGTCGCAGCGCTTGGGACCGTGGGGCCCGGATTGGCCGCGATGTGGTTCCCGTCCGTGGCTGGCGCGGCGTCCTTCCGGGTTACCGTCAGCGATCCGTTCAACGCCGCGGGCTACATCCAGGTTGGGCGCCTGTATCTCGGGGACTCGATCGCTCCGGTTTACGGCGCCGAGTATGGGTTTCATGTGTCTTGGCAAGATACCAGTGAGCAGTCCAGAACCCAGGGCGGTAGTTTGCGCACCGATGTTCGCGCCAAGTTTCTGAGAATCAATATTGAATTTGGCCTGCTGAATGAATCTGAGCGGGCATATATTCTCTCGGGCCTATATTCAGTGGGGCTGAAGGATGAATTGCTGGCGAGCCTCTACGCCGGCGAGGGCGGCCTGAAAGAGCGCGATTACCAGATTCTGGGCAAGGTGACGCAGGCGGTCGACTTGGCGCACCTCGGGATCGGTGCCTACGGCGGCTCGGTCACTATCGACTCGGTCTGACCGTTGGGTGTCTCGGGCTCGCAACAGCGCCGGCCTGAGCCGGCCGATTCCGGCGTTACAGCACCCCATCATCGGGGGTCTAGTAACGCCTCATGTTTTGCAAAGCGTGCGCGTCGTTTTTGCAAAGCGCGCGCGTCCGTACACCGGCGTCACCATGCGTCGGCGCCGGGTGGCCCCCCCACTGGCGCCGTGTCGGGCACCACTGGCGCCACCTGCGCCGGGCTTGTCGCAGGTCACTGGCGGGGGCGGGTCTGCATGCCCACACTGCCCGGCATGCGTTGGGCGTCCGCCCGGCGCGCCACGTCAGGGAGTCCGCCATGCCCACCCCTCAACACCCCGACGCCGGGGCCGTTCGTCCCCGCCCGCCCCTCACCCGCGACCGCGCCCGCCTTGCGGCCCGCCCGCTGGGCCTGACCGCCGCCACGGCCGCCTGTGCCGTCGTGACCGGCCTGGCGGGCGTGGGCCTGCTGGCTGGCTCGCCTGCGGCCGCCGCGGACACGCCCGCACCGGCGCCGTCGGTCGCTGCCGCCTCGCCCGTGGCCTCGGCACCCGGCACCGGCGCCGCCACGTCGCGAGCCCTCCAAGCCGATGACCGTGCCTGGACGCCGGCCTTTGCCGCCTTCCTGCGCGCCCCGCAGGACGCGGCCGCCCGCACCGAGGCCACCGAGGCCTTCACCCGGCTCAGCGCCGCCCACCCCGAGGACCTGTCCGCCCTGGCCTGCCTGGGCGCGCTGACGGCCCTGTCGGCCCAGGACACCTGGCTGCCTTGGCGCAAGATGGCCCGCGCCGAGGACGGCCTGGCCCTGCTGGACCGCGCGCTGGCCCGCCTGCCCGGCGTGGCCGCCGGCCTGACCGCCGCGCCGGCCCACCAGGGCGTGCCCGCGCCGCTGCAGGTGCGCCTGGTGGCCGCGCGCACCTTCCTGGCCTTGCCCGCGATGTTCCACCGCCAGGAGCGGGGCCAGGCGCTGATCGAGCAGTTGGCCGCGGACCCCGCGCTGGACCGGGCACCCGCCCCGTTCCGTGCCGAGGCCTGGCTGCAGGTGGCCCACACGCGCCAGGCGGCCGGCCAGTCCGCCGCCGCCCGGCAGGCGCTGGACCGCTTGCAGACGCTGACCGGCACGCCCCAGCAGGTGCAGGCCGACAAGCTGCGCCGGGAGTGGTCGCTGTGAGCGCCGCCCGTGACACGGCCGGATCCGCCGGCCAACCCGGCCCGGTGCTGCGCCTGCGCGGCATCACCCGCACCTGGCACCTGGGCCGGCACAGCGTGCCCGCGCTGCGCGGCGTGGACCTGGACCTGGCCCACGCCGCGCAGCGCG